TCGTTTGTGTCTAATATTTTTATTGTAGTTGTATATGAATCTCTACCATTAGTTGCTTGACCACATTGATATGATGAGCCAGACCATTCACAGTTTTGTACTTCGGTAGTTGCATTTAAGGTTACACCACCATCTAAAGATGTTTCCGTTGTTGTAAATGAATTGCCTGATTCTGTTGTAGTTGTTATATCAACAAGTGATCCTGAGGCAGATACAGTACCAGTTCCGTTTGCCTCTAGTTCATTGTAGTTTGATGAGTAGTCGGTAATACCGTTAAGTGTAAAACCAGTAGATGAGTCTATACCATCTATTGTACTATTTGGGTTTTGTACATTGGTGTTTACACCATCACCTGCGTTAGGTAATAGGTTACCAGATGTGGCAGTTTCTGCTTGACTATTTACGCTTACTGAAGTTGTAAGGATTAATATTGTCAGCAAACCTGTCAATTGCTTTGTTAATGACATATATTACAGTTCCTATACATAGTAAATATATTACTAATTCCATTTTTACCTCGGTCCATTTTCAATGTGAACAGTTTTCTTTTTCTCTTTATTCACACCTTTAAGTTCATTCATTTCGTCTATCAATTTTTGTTTCTCTAACGCTACAGCGTCTAATTCTATTTGTTGTTTAGTTAGTTCTTCAGCATTTTCTGCCATTTTCTTTTCGTATTCTTTTTCTAACTTCTTATTTTTCTTTTCAATGTATTTTAAATCTGCTGTATATTGTTCGTAATCAGGTCTTAACTTATCGTATTTTTGCCACTCTTTAAGTGCTTCGTTACCTATCTTACCATTGTAAGGACAAGGTGTGCCTGATTGTATCATTGCGTGGAAAACTCTCTCGTCTTGGCAAAGTATAGATACGGCAGCAACCTTCATGCCTAGATCGTTCAATACTTTACTTAATTTAATTCTTTCACAATTCTCGTCTGTTCTATATGTACCTGCTGATATGCCGATACCAAACTTTGATACACCACCTGATATACCAACTACACAAAGGTCTTGTGACATTGCTGACATTGATGGTGCTGACGCTGAGTTTACTACTCTACTGTCGCCTGAATATGCGTTTGTAGTATTTGTTGTAGTTGAATTTGATGATGACCCACTTTGATAGGTCGTTGTTGCCTCTTGCGAATACCCACCAGATATAGTGGTATTACTCCCACTCGTATTTGTTTGAGAGTTTGTTGTCGCTCCAGAGTTTGTAGTGTCAGCCCAAATAGGCGAAACGCCTACCATTATGAAGAATAACAAAAAGACTAATAATCTTTTCATTGTTATCCCTTTTCTTTTTTAATATTTATAATTTTAAAATCTGTATAATGAAATCTGCGATGGCTTTATGGCCATGTTCATTAGGATGTTCATCTTTGTCTGAAATTACTAAACCTTTTCTCACTCTAAAATCATAGTCAGTTCCTAAAATCCTTGAGTCCATAGTAAAACTACGTGTGACAAATTCCTTTTCAGCCTTAAATTTAATATCTTCTTCATGCCAAATGCCAGTATTCATGTATAAAATAAATCTTGCAGAAATGCCTGGCCATCCTAAAAAGTTTTTTATATGTGGATTATATTCTTTATATAAATCCATTATTTTTTGTATATCTTTTGATTTGTTACCAGTATGTTTATTTGTGTCTTTTTCATTATTATGATTAGGTCTTAAACCATATATAAAATTTTCAAACATATCAACCATTTGAAAGTGATGATATGGTATATTATTATTCTCACATAAGTTTTGAAATGCTATATATGTTCTTAAAGATTTACGTACAAAGTGTACAATGTCGCCATCTTGGTCTACTCTCCTTGATCGCCAAGGTGACACAGAAAATTCTTTATATGGATAATGCTCGTTTGTGCCTTCTTCCCAATCTTTTCTATGTGATTGTGTCCAACCTGCAATAACTAAACCTATTTCTTCTTTAGGTATTTTCATTATTGCGTCTTGTAAAGATGAATATATAAATGAATTACCAACTCCCATTCTAGCCAAGTTGATAACTTCCATGCCTAAATGTTTACCTAGATGTTCAGGCCACTTAGCGTAACTCGTATCTATATCTGGATGCCAATCGCTTATAAAACCATCATCTGTGAAACTATCGCCACTCACTATCAATTTTTTCATATCAAAAATTGGTGTTATTAGTCAAGTACCTTTAATAATCTTATGCCGTATTTAGCTTGTTTATCTTCTTGTAGTAATGCTTTTACTTTTTTACATGTGAATACAACTCTTTCACCGCCAACTTCTCTACTTGCTACTCTTTTAGATTTTAAGCATTGACTTATGTTTTCTTTGTACACCCACTCAATCATCTTACCATTTAAGTGTAAGAGTAAAGCAATAACACCTTCTTTTTCGTACTTCTCTCCACCAACATATAGTTTGGCACCAGAAGCATTTGATAATAGTAAACATAGCACCAATGGTACTGCTACTATAAATGCAAATAGTGATGATCTGTCTTTCATTATTGTGTTTTCCCGTTTGAATAGATTATATTTCTATTACTATCCTTTAATTTCTCAACATCATCTCTAAGGATTTTTACATCCTCTTGTAATCTTTTGATGTTAACGCCATTGTTCATCATATCCTCCATACTTTTTTGTATGGCTTCCACTTGGCCTGCAATATGCTCAATCAACATAAATTGCTCCGAATCAGCGGGCAAACTTCCCATTTCCCCTCTTGGCCATTTAATTCTAAATTCTGTATTCTTTTCTAAATCAGCACCTATTGTTGCTATTGCTTGGTTTAAATCTTTTTCTGCTAGTGTGCTTTTAGTTTCTAACATGGTAATACGCTCTAACACTCCGAAGTAAGCCCACACTCCGACAGCCACGGCGGCCACTATGGATATTAGGTTCCTCATTGGCATGCTAATAGCGGTATTGTCTGATATATCTAATCTATTTTTCATCTTTGTCCTCTAAATCACCTTCGTAATACTCTTTATATTTATCTAATAAATCATTTGTAATCTTCAATTGATTCCTAATTTGTGCAAAATTCTTTGCCAGAAGTTCAAAATCTTTGTCTGTAAGACCCCATAGTACAGGATCAATGCCTTGCTCCTCTAGTTTTTTAAACACTTCCTCAGCGTTCTCACTAGTGATAATAATCCATCTTAAATTCTCTAATTCAAGTGGTGTGGGCTTGTTCAAATTGAGTTTTTCTCTAGGAACTTCTTTCTTAAATATCTCTAATTGTTTTACACCCGAACAACTAGTAAGGGACGTAAGAAGGATTAGCGATACTAGGACACTCACTATTAATTTCAGACTTCTTTGTAGCATTCTTTTCTTTTTCTGTTAATGGCGAACCACTTGCGATCTCTATACATCTCGTAGCAAGTGCTGACGCACCGTTTGTAATTCTTTCAATAGACTTTGTTTTAGCAATTGCAAGTTTGCCTACATCTCTATTCTTCTTGTTAAATCTTTTATCTAAATCTTCTAGGTCTTTCTTTAATAAACCAACTAACTCATTCATCTTTTTGTTAGCGTTTAGTATTTCTTCAAAATCTTTTTTCTGACTAGTGATAAGTTCTTGTTGTTCAGCGACTGCTGATTCTAATTTGATTTGATTTGCTTTTAATATAGCATTATCTGATCTTAACTTCATCACGTAAATGCCAGCGCCGATAACGGCGCTAGCAAGGATTCCAATAAAAAATAATCTAATTGATAACATAGTTATTAATTTCCAAGAGGCACCTCTTTACGCCAGATTGACCAAACGCCCCAAGCGATAGCTGCCCATGCAGCTAACTTAACAAATGGGCCTCCTAAGATTACTAAAACGCCTAGTGCAATTAAACTAGCACCAGACCATGTTGAGATTTCTCTACATCTCATTTTTAACCAATTAAACATAAGTTACTCCTTATTATTTGATTTTTGAGTTTCTTTTTCTATGACCATTCCAGGCAACAAAGCCACCTAGTCTTAAAGACCAGTATGCTAAATAGTTCATAAAATAGAAACCGTTAACTTCAATATTAATATCTCTAAAGATTTGATCTGCTTTCTTTTGATCTACTAATAGAAGTTGGCCTTTCTTATCTGCTGGTTTGCAAGCAGCATACTTGTACATATAATCATGTACAAGACCACCAATTAGTAACACGCCAACTGGTGAGAAAAACGTTCTTAAAAATTTAGGTATACTAGCACCATCAAATGAAAATCCTTTTGGGATTACATAGTTAGCGCCATCTATTGTATATTTAAAATCTTTAAGTATAACCCAATTTCTAGTACCTAACAACCACATGATAATACCTTTCCAAAAGCCTTTGCCTTTAGTTTTTATAGGTATAGGTTGTAGATGTGGTAATTCGTCATACGAAAATTTAAGATTGCTAGTCTTTCTTTTATCTAGTATGTTTATAGCAAATCCTATTATTACAAATAAGATAAGTAATGACCATTGCCAAAACTTCATTGCTAATGTGATTAGTAATTCCATATTACTTCTTCTCCTTCTTTTTACTTGCTGTGACCATAGGTTTAATTGTTCCCAACCCAGGTCCTTTTGCTGTTGCTGTTAGTTGAGGCATTGTTACAGCATATCTTTTGTTTGGGAAAAACTGAGCACCACCTAACGAGGCTTGAGGTTTTAATGTGCTACTAGGTCCGATAGCGAACCCTCTCATATATTCTCTTAACTCTTTGTAAGTTCTCATATGTACTTTGATAATAATTCTGAAGCAACTTTGTTTCTAAAGTCCTCTGAAACTGTAGATTTTATTTGACTATCTACAACATATCTAAATGCTGTCATAGCAAATTCTTCAGTATATGTACCTTTTTCTTTTTTTGATTTGATATTGTTTACTATAGGTTTAATTTGATTTTCTTCTATGTCTTGGTTAGACTCAATCTTATTAATTAAATTTTCTACTTCAACTTTATCATAGTCTTCACGTCTTAATAGACTAGTTACATCTTTTTTCTTTTTCTTTACATGTACACCAGGTTCTACTGCTGGTGGCATTGCAAGATTTGATCCATCGCCTACTGCATTAGCAGGTGCGTCTTCTTTTACAGGCATACCTTTTTTAACCATACGTGATAATGCAAGACCAGATATAAAAGGTATCTTCTTTCTTCTTAAAGCGTCTAGCGCTCTATCAGGTATTCTGTCAAATATTTTTCTTAATTTATTTGCTTGATCTGTTGAGATTGTTTTATCTTTTAGTCCTGCATATTGTCTTGCCAACATGTCTATTTGACTATCAGAAAATTCTTTAAAGGTTTTCATTAAAATTTTACCCTCTCTATGTTGTCCTCTGATACTATAATTTGTTTTTTAGTATCTTCATTTATAACATGATATAGGTTTACGCCGAATAGATTATCAAAAGGTTTCTGATTTTCAGTTGTATATACTACATCACCTACATCAGCAGTTTGTTCACCATTTAAATCTTCTAATCTGTCAATCATTATAAATTTACCTTCTGGTAAAAAATCAAAACCTACAGACTCTTTTAAATCATCATCATAAGCAACCAAGTCGTTTTCAATAAGATGTTTATACAAACCTCTTTCTAATTCTACAGCGTTAATATCTTTATTCTCTTTTAACAATAGTGCCAAAGCAGTTGCGTATGAGGCAAACTTTGATTTACCACCAGGTAATAACCCTAGTAGTCTTTTCAAATTGAATACAAATCTGTGTAGTATAGTATAAGAATCTTTTTCTTTTGCTGATTTCAAAGTTTTAGCTTTTCTTAATACTTTACCATTGTCATCAATTATACCCAACTTATAAGCGTCATGTTGTTTCCAAGGAGTAACTAACATTTTAATTACTCTATAAGTTATTAATAAATCTATTGCTCTTCCCATTATAATTTCTCCAAACTTGATAACAAAGTTTTATTTACTTTCACATTTGGCAACTCGTCTTCACTTACTACATTTAAATATTGTAAGAAAGTCTTTAGTACAGACCAATACTCTCTTTCAATCTTAAATAATAATAACGTAGCCGCAGCCTCATTACCAAAAACATTTGTCAATACTATAATATGATTTAATACTAATCTAGTTTTCAGTTCACCTGTGGTTTTGTATTTACGAAATAGACGTTTAAGATATTTAAATCTTTTCACATCTTCATAAAACTCCTGTTCACTATCTAAATTAGGAACATTATAGTTTTTTATGGCGTAAAATAACCAATTCTTCTTTGTTATCTTATCAAACATTAGCCAAGCTCTGCATAAACTTTAACAGCGCCGTTCTCTAATGTTTCGTATCTACCTTTTAGTTTTAACTCTTTGCCAACTTTATGACTAATTCCATCATCATTTATGTCAGAGCCGTCAGTATCTTTACCGAAACGACCACCATTAAATACTAAAGCACTTTCAAAGTTACCTTTTTTATCGTCAATTGTTATTGAGTCTTTTAATTGTACACCTATGCTAGTCAATCTTGCTTCTAATTGAGAAAGAGCAGCCTCAGGTTGTATGTACTCCTTATCAGCAATAGAGCTAACAAAAGCATTTACTCTTTGTAAGATTGCAGGTTCATGTATATTGTGAGCACCCATTGATCCATCTTCTACTGAAGATTGATGAGGTGTTCCAACGCCCATAGTTCCGCCTTCTTTTATGTGTTGTTTAAATGTTTTCATTTTTCTCCTCGTTTTACTTCGTCTTTTAATTTTTTAAAAGTCTTGCCTCCACACAGGTCTTCTTCAGCGTCTTGTACTTCCGCTTCTTTTAACTTATCAAACTGACCCTCATGTGGTGTATTGTCAGCAAGATCATCTATAAAGCTATCCCTATCTTCTTTCATTTATCATTCTCATTCAATAGTTGAGCCTCTTCTTTAGGCTTTATATCTAAAGCAGGTTTGTCAACTGACCCATATTCAGGTGCTGTAGGTGGTTCTGTTTTGCCATACTGATCGTCATATTGTATTAGTTTTTCAACTTGTTGTAAGGCACCATGAACAGCACTTAAATTTGCTTTCATTCCTGCTAAATCTTTTTCAATAGTTTTTATTCTATTGTTCAATTCATTGAACGTTTTTTGAAGTACAAATTTCTCCTTCAATAGCGTCTGCGAGCTTATACCCATAATATTCTCCTAATATATTATGCAACTACGAAACCGTGTCCGCCGATTACATTCCAGTTTGAATTTTTAAATATACATACAACTGTTTCACCTTGAGCATTTAAAGTAATAGTAGTACCACCACGTAAGTTAGTAGGTGTAATTACTACATTGTTTGTTCCTGATGTTGATGTGTTGATAAAAATCTTTAATTGTCCATCAGAACCATCTGCTAATGAAATAGCACCAGTTGCTGCTGTTGCGTTTATTTCAGTCACAGCAGTTGTTACGTTTGCAACCTGTGATGAAGCGTCAGCAGTTATTGCTTGTGAAGTTTGTGCTAAACCTAACCAAGAAGGTATATTGTTAAACACATTCTCTGCTGATATTTTTTTATTGATTGGTGTCCCTGCTGGGTCATCCACTACGTGAAACAAGTCAGCCGTAGCCAACGAGTCACCTAAATCGGTCAATGCCGTTATCTTTTTGTCTGCCATTTTTTTCTCCTGTTAACCCTTTCGGGGATGCTACTCTAGGTAATTGCCTAGATCAATTTGTTCATATAGTATATATAAGGGCACTTTGAGCGCCCTTATACATTTAATTTATTAACCTAGTACAACACCAGTTAAAACAAGTGATGATGTTCCACTTGATGAACCAGTTTTAGTTTCTAAAGTCTTTGTTGTAGAACCAGTACGATTGATCGCTGTTCCCCAAATTGCACTTGAGCCATCTGCACCTGCTCCCGCTGAACCACCTGCGTGATCGGCGTCTGCTGAAGGTACTGTTGTTCCGTTACCGTCAACCATTGCTGATGTTCCGTCTGTTGCCATAGCCGCTGTTGCGTCTGCAATTGCGATATAACCTCCAGCAACTCCTGCTGATGGTATTCTTCCTCTGAATACGATTCTGTTCGTACCTGAACCAGAGTGATATTGCATTTTCATGTCTGCGTCTTTAGCCATATCAGTTGGACCTAATACGTGCATTGATGTATGTACTTTGTTTGATATTGTGTTGTTTGCTGTAGCTGCAGCTGATGTAACTGTAACATTTTCATCATAAGTAAATACAATGTCAAAGTCAGCAGTACCATCGTGTGCATATGTACCACTTGTCCAGTCAACAGATAATACGTTTGCCGCACCTAAAGTAGCAGATAGACCTCTTAATGCAACCAATAATTCTGGTTGTGCATTTGGGTTATCATTACCACTAGATATTGTTCCAGCCTTAAGCTCCCAGCCTCTTGTAGTAGCGATACAATCTTCTTTTTTACCGCCAGCACCATCTGCGTTATCGCCGCCTAAATATTTAGGACGACTTTCAGCATTGGTGAATTTTCCCCACATTCCCATATCTTCTCTCCTTTAATTCTTTTAATTAATTAATTATTGTTATATAACTATACTATTTATAAGATTAAAAGCCTAGTCTTTTGAGTTGGGCGATAGTTTTTGATGTGTTTGTGTGATGTATGCCAGTACCACCAGCATTGATAAACTCTTTTATATTCTTTTCGTAATCGTCAATAAGAATAGACGGATTACCTTTTCTAGCAAAGAGTTTCTTTTCTTTTCTTCTTACAAGGTTTATCTTTGATCTATTAGATATACCTGCATTTTTACTTAACCATTTAGTCTTACCAGGTATACAGTTGGGGTCATAAGACTCTTCTACGTATGCTGATAATATATGAGGATCAAATTTTGATATGTAAGACCATAGTTGTCTGCCACCAGGCATCCAAGGTAGTGTTGACCAGAAGTCTTTTTTTGCTTTGATGAGTGACCACTTCTCTCTACTTGACGGTATATTCATCCATTTATTGATTGACATACCTGTAGTTTTCTGAGCGCCTGTTTTAAAGTCTGCCAGAACGCCATCCATATCGCAATATATGATAGGTTTACTCATAGTGTTTCCTTATACTATTATACTATCATATAATAGTGCTTTTGTCAATTGACAAAATGTCGCAACTAGATAGGTTTTGCTGATGGTTCAAGGTCTATAACTGCAGCCTTTTGACCTGTATCTGTCTTGCCATTGTTTCCAAGTCTAACTAGTTTAGTTTCTTGTCTTAACTTGTCAAATGGTTTCTTTTGATCCGTCTTCTTCATAGCAGCGTCTTTTTTATCTTGGTTTGTTTTCTCACCATGATCGTCCTGACTTACTGCTTCACTTTTAGGTACACAATTAGGGACACGTTTGCCGCCCTTCATTTTGTAACCAACTTGTTTGTGTGAATCCCAACATTCATTAGAAGGTAAACCACAAGGTTCAACTTCTTCACTTGTTGCTTTAGAGATTGCTTTTCTTCTCTTATGTAAAAACTTATCAGATGAATCTACATCGCCATCGTTGTCAATGTCTTTGTCTTTTCTATCGTCAAATTTTTTCTTAGCTGCGTCTTTGTTAACTGGATCTAATTTACTTTCAACAATTTTACTTGCTAAGTCTTCTAGTGATCCTTTTTTACTTTCAAAGTATTTCTTTTCTACTGCTAATTTTACGTCTGATACTGGTTTTGAAATAGAAGCTTGTTCAGAAGCAATTGTATTAATCTTATCCTCTAAGCTATCTTTTCTTGTATCAAAATATTTTTTGTTCATTACTTTTTGCTCCTTACTTTTGCAGCTAAATCTTTATCTGCCTTGCCCCAAGTACCAGATGATTTAGTTACGAAACTGTTTACTCTTGCCATAGCCCATTGTTGTGGTGTAGTACCTGGTCTATGACCGCCTTTCCATGCAGCCATACCTCTATCATATACTTTCTTTAGAATAGAATAAGGCATACCTGTTTTTTCTGCTTTGTTTTTTACAGCAGTAATTGCTTCTATTAAAGCTTTTGCTGGGTGTATATTTTCTTTTTTCATTTTACCTCTTAACTGATCCATTTTCATTTGTATGGTCTCTATATCGTTTTTAGTTATAGCCATAGGTGTCTTGTCTTTAGGTTCACCTGGGTCTAAATCTTTTAATTTAGTTTGTAACGCCATTTGACGTGTTCTCAATTTCGCCATATTCTCAGCGTCTTTAGAGGCGTCTTCTTTTTTTAGTATAGACTTTGCAATCTCATGGCCTTTTTCTATAGTTTTCTTTTCTAATGGTTTCTCATCATTATATTTTTTCTTTGCAACTGACATGCCTATTGCATAAGCGTCATCTTTGTCTTCTACTAATTTTGAAATATGAGGTATGTTTGCCTGTCTGATTGCCAATTGTGTAGGTATATCTAATCGTTTAATCATTGCCTTAACAGCAGGTGTAACGTCTGAAGCTTTCTTACCTTGCCAAGTCTTCTTTATATTCTGAATTTGTTGAGGTGTCATTTTACTTCTTAAATAATCACCTACATCTTCTTTTTGCATTCCTTTTATATCAGGACTGTTGTCAGATTTAAACTTGATGTTACCTCTTAATGTATCTTGTGTTACAGATACCTCTTTGTTACCTTGTGATCTGTATTCTTTTGCTTTGTTGTCAGCAGAGTCTTTTGTTTTAAAAGGTGACGCATATCTTTTGCCATCTTTACCTCTCCATCTAACAACATAAACAGTTGTAAACTCGTTTAAAGATTCGTAATCCCAACCACTTCTATATCTTGTTACCATTTTTTACAACTCCAATATCTTGCTTTCCATTTAGGTCCTGGATTATCACAGTTATGTCTTGCTCTGAAGCTTTTTCTTCTTGCAGGATTATCTCTTTTGATTTCCATATTAGGATCACCAAATGATACTTTTACTATATTGTCGTTAGGTCCTTTTGTGTAAACATAAAACTTTTTAGAACCACCTCTAACAGGTTTGTTCAAAGTAACTTTCTTACCTTGATGTTCTGCTTCTGTAATTTGTGATGGGAAGATTCCCCACTCGTCTGCTTCTTCTTTCATAAAGTCTTTAAACGTTAACTTAAAGCCTTCAGTAGCACCTAAATCTTTTCTCATTTCTGCTTTAGATTTATTGTACTTTCTTTGAAATTCCTCTGGATCCAAACCGCCTTCTTCCTTAGATTTAAGGTCTATTGCGATCTCTTTCATTCTTCCTTCTTGCATATTACTATTGGTGTCAATCACTTTATTGAACATCTTATTGTATGTTTCTTCAATTTTAGATTGCCACTCTTCCCCATATCTTTCCTTATATTTATTAATAGTTTCTTCTTTACTTGCCCATTCTTCTATATCTTTTAGCTCAACTTTTTTATTGTCTTTCATGCTTATGTCCTTTTCTGCGTTGACATTAATTAAATTATCACTATGTTTACTTGGACTATAAGAACCGCCTTGATACTTAGGATTGTAGTGTTTTTCCCCTGGTGTTATTGAAGATGTATATTTAGCATAGTCATGTCCTATTTCGTATGACTCTGGTATGCCATCAGTATTAAATTCTTGTCCTCTATGTTGAGGTTCTTTTTCTGATTTTGTCTTCAATTCTCCATACATTTGTTTGAAACGTTTTGTATGTTTACTAGGTTTTGTTTTTGCTACTTTGTCAGCAGGTGATTGTTTATAAGCAGACTTGTCACTATCTGATTTCTTCCCTTGTTTTTCAAGGTGTTTATCGTGTGCCTTTTTCTCTTTGTCTGATAAACCTGCAACATATTTTTTAGGTTGATCTGTTTCTTTATCATACGCTAATTTTCTTTTTTCTTTTAAGTTCATTGATCGTTCCTCTAATTTAACTGAATAGACAGGAGTTTCCATAATATTATATAACCAACATTTGTGTAGGCTCAACTCCTCGTCTTCCAAGGTAACATAGTTTGTTCCTCTTCTTACAATGACACCAGTTACATTACTCTCCATATCGTCAACTATATCTCCTACATCATATAAATGCTCTGAAATATATTTGTCCCTTAATGTCATCTTATCTAACTCCTCTTTTGTTGAGGCAGTTATAAATGGTTTAAATCTAAATGCACTATCAGCGTCAAACGAAGCCGCTAACATCATTCCTTTTCTTACATTTCTAAATAAGTCTTGTGCATTTTTTGAGTTAGCAAAACCAGACGGCAGTCCTTTTTTGAAACTTGCAAAGTCTTTTGATTTTGCAGCCGCTCTCATTTTACTAGCACTCATTCCCGTAGCACCTTCAGCGTCAGGATCTCTTTCTCCTGCTGAAGCTACAGATATACTATCAAAGTCATATAGACCATGACGGCTCTTAACGCCGTTATATTTTTTTAAGATAGTATCAAATTCTCTTA